GGTGAGCGCCATCTTCAGCAGGAGAACAAACGCATCATTCGCACGCATGTTCATATCCTGAACCTTCAGGCGCAGCATTCGCGTGGTCAGCTTCGCACCCTCGGCACTGCCTGCAACATCAGGAGAAAGAATCGACAACGGAGTGCCGGTCGCACCGGCAAGCTGCTTGATGTCCTGCGAGGCAGCCGTGAGAATCGGCGTGATATCGGTAGTGCCGGACTCCCCCACCGTCGCACCCTTCGGCATGAGCCACAACGCCGCAGGCCCCATCTGGAACAGCGTGGAATAATCGACTTTCTGACCGGCCTGCGCATCACCATATTTGACAGCCGGATCGGACTCCTTGTAATACTCGGGAAGATCACCGCTGATCCAGCGTTGTTTGAACGCCTGCATCTCCTGGATGCAGAACCTCTGATAACGCTGCTGGTCGATGGCTCCAAGCGTCCTTAGCGACGACTCGAACCACCCCTTGCCGGTTGGCGTCTGGTAGCGGACTATCGGAAGGCAACCGCATTTGACCGCGAAATCCCAATCGTCGTTAACACCGCCATCCCACTCGAACTGCGCCTTGAACCGCGGGCGTTTCACCGTATCGTCGTTGGCAAGCGAGTACACGCTATCCTCGTCATCAACGGAATCGGAATACAGGGTGCGAGACTCCACCTCCTGCTTGGCGGTACGCGAATAAACTCGCTGCACCACGCCGTCATCATCACGGACGAGACGATACAACGTCAGATACTCGACGCCCGCATCCTCGTCGAACCCGTAAACAACCGCCGAATCCTTATCATCGGACAAGCAAGTCGTCCACGGGCTGAGCCGTGAAATGTAGGACGGGTTCGCCTTCGGCCACACCTGCGCATACGAGCACCCATAGATCGCCGCATCCATGAACATGTTCAACGCGCGGACGTTCATGCCGCTACTGTTCCACATGTCATCCGCGTCGGTGCTACGCATCGTCTTGTCGGACACGAGCCTGAAACCTGTCGGATGCTGCGAGGTTATCACCGCATTGGCGATGGTGGAGGCAAGGTTCATGGGGCACATGTCCACGAAACGCTTGTACACGCTCGTGGACGTGACATCCATGTTTTTCGGCACGCTCTTGGTCGGAATGGTCTCACGACCGTCATAGAACGTCTTCAACGTGCACAACTGCGGGTTTCGGTTCTGTAGGCGCGTGGCGAGACGGGTCAATATCAGACCGTCGCCGCCCGGCTCTTCATCGCCCGGTACAAGGCTGTTGACCTTGTTTGCCATTCAAACACACCTCAATTCGCTCTTTGCAGCCTCTTGTAGGCCGGACCTCGAAGCGTCGCACCGGAAGCGTCGGAGACACGCTCCACGGTGGTACGAGCCTTCTCTTCTTCCTTCAACTGGCTCAGATACTTGCTTCGCGCCGCATACGCGAGGATTCCGGCGATGCACGCATCTATCTTCTTCGGAGACTTCGGAGTCTCCTTGTAGATCGCGTAACCGTATGCATTGTCCCTGCGCCGCGCGTTCCTGAAATGCCCTATAAGCCTTGGGTCGGCCAACAGTCTGATGCTCTCAGGATTCGGCTTGCCATCCACCACAGGCTCGGGATCATATTCGAATCCGGTATGCGCGTTCTGTGTGGCGTGATACATGTCAACACCCCAATTGTTCGTCCAGAACTTCATGATCGAAGACTGGCCTCTGGCGAACACCTTCATGTCACGCCCGTATTCGGATTCCCAAGCGCCGATCATCGACTCGAAGAAATGCGGGTCCGCAAACACTCCGATCACGTTGTACCCGTCAAGCATCCTGCGCATGGCCGCGTCGAACGCGTCACGGTTCACACGCCAGTCAGGAAGCGGATTGTCCGGCTTCTGCTCCAACCTGACAATGAACAACAGGCCATCCGACACCCTGCATCCGACAATCGCCGTGGAATCGTTGCGAATCGAACCGTCGAAACCCAACGTGATCTCGTCATCCGGCTTGACCACCCGTTTCCACACATCATCGAGGCCAATGTTCGCCTCGATGCAGTCGTCCACAAGCTGCTTGTACGCGACATGCGACTGAATGGCCGGTTCGGTAAGCCACGAATCCTCACTGGACGCACGGGAGTTCAGATAATAGCGGATGGAATCGTTCACGTCCGAATCAGGCTGGTAAATCTGATTCATCAGACCACGGATGTTGACCCACCCGTTCATGGACGGCCCCGGCTCCACGCCATCATCCTTCAATGAGAAACCCTCGACCGTATACCCGTCATCATCCACCGGTTCGATACGGCCATCCGGCAAAATCACATAATCCTTGCCGTCAGCCGAATGAGCTGCGGAACCATACGACTCGTACAACGCGTGCTCAAGCTTCTTCTCATTCGAGAACTCCTCAAGAGGAAGCGTCGAATACCGATAGTCGAAATACAGGCCCTTATAATGCTTCGACCTGCCGGAAAGCATATCGTGCGCGATCTGCTCGACGGATTCCGCCACACTGTTCTCGCCAGGACGATAATACGTCGTCATCTCCAACAGCCACGGGTCAGCCTCAAGGGAACGCTTCGGCAGATTACGCTGGACCGTCTTGTACATGCTGATATGACGCGGCAGCTTGTACAAGTGAATCTCGTCGGCAAGAACAAACGTCTCCAAGCCGCCGTCCTTGGATGAATCACCTGAAGTGGACGGCACTATTCCCCCGCCCTCCGGAAGGGAGATGCCGGTCTTCGTCACGACCATGCCTTCGCCCTGCAACTGGGACAAAGGCCCTTCCTTGCAGTTGTAGTGGATCGAATCGAAGATGTTTCCCGTCTGGTCCTCGCTGGTGGCAAGGCACAGAATCTCAGGACGCTGAACCGGACGACCAACAGGCTCGCCCGGCAGATAGTAGTACCGTTGACCAAGGAACTCGTAGTATTCGCCAGCCACCGCCCAATGATCGAACCTGCAAGGCCCCAAAGCCTCAAACAAGCCGAACTCGCAGCCAAGGCCGCTCTTATTGCAGCCTTTCGGACGCCACAGCGAACAACGGTCGAACCTACGCCGACCATTCTTGTCAAGCGCATACGCGTTCAACGCGAACTGTATATACTCCGGCGAATGAGTCACATGCTTACCAGTGGCGTCACCACGCCCGATAAGCACGAACGTCTCCGTCCACCAAAGGAACAACGCGCCCAGACTCCGGCACCTGTCCTCATAGGACAGCTTTGGAATCATGACATGCATCAGCGGGCAGCTTCCAACTTCCTGCGCCACGCGTCGATATCCTGAATGACAGCATGATTCGAACCATCGGTGGCCGCATGGTCATTGCTTTCGGGAACATCGAACTTCAAAGCGCGCAACGAAGCCGGAGTCCAACCCAACTCGTCGAACAGCTGACGCACGACCGGCATCAGCGTCGCGTAGCGTTTCGACCAGATCATCTCGTTGATGGTGGCGAAACCCAACTGCACCGCCATCCACGCGGGTGCCGTGCGAAGCATGGACGCGTTCGGACTTTTCCTGAACTCCTCATACCAATGCTCCACCAGAGGCGACCATTCGCCACCCTTCGGAAACATGAAGCTCGCATCAGGCAGATCAGGTCCAAGCTTCCCATCGGGAACCTCAAGAATCTGATTGGACTGCTTCTTAGCCGCCATAGAAACCACCTCCGCACACCCATTCCGGGCATCAGCGCGAAAGCCGTTCCGGCATCACGCGCATTTGCGATGGACAAGAACACGGTTGCGCAGGCTGTTCTCTCCCCCCTGCTCCAAAGGCACCTTCCACGCGCCAACCGGATAATCGCCACTCATAACATCAGCGGACCGGTCAAGCGCCAGCCCGCACCTAGGACACGTGTGAGAACACGAGTTCCACTCGTCATCGCGCGTCCAGAAAGACTTGGCAACAGGAACCGGCACATCGACGTGAGCATTAGCCCTCGGCTCCCACAACACCGACTTCAACGGATTCGGCTTGGAATCCAAACGAACCGGAGACCTGCGGCATTTCCTGTTCCACGCCTTCCGACACCTGTCGGAACACGTCTTCTTATCCCTGCGCTCAGTCTCGAAAAACCTTCCGCACTGGATGCATGCACGGCTCATACGCTTCTTACGCGCACCCATGCCACCACGACGCCACCGGTCGTAATGCATCCTGCACATGCCGCGCGCATGAACGTCACGCGAACAGCCGTTGATGCAGCATGCACCATCGTCTAATGAAACGCCGGATGCCTGTACCACTTCGCCTCCGCCCTCCTGCGACGGTTCTCACGACGCTGCTCAGCGGCCTCAAGCTCAGTCTTGTAAGAATGATGCCTGTCACACAACGCCCAAAGATTCTCCGGCGAATCATCATCACACACAGGATCACGCTTCTTATGGTCCACCTGATTCGCATAGGCACCGCACAATCGCACACGCCCGTAATCATCCTCAACAGGCCACTGGCACCTATGCCCGTCACGATCCAATATGAAGGCGCGAACCCTAGGCCAATCAGGATTGAACCGACCCTTACGCTCACCAAGCCAAACCATACGAACCCCACAAAGAAAAAACAGGGCTGGCCGGTGCTGAGCAGGAGAAATCAAACCAAAGGGGAAACAACCCAGCAGGAAAAGTTCTCAGATCAGCCAACCCAAGTGCTTCAGGTGGGAGTCGAACCCACACGTCACAAGACAACGCATTCTGAGTGCGCCGCGTCTACCCATTCCGCCACCAAAGCAAAAGAACAGACAACCCCCACGCCACACTCACCAAAAACATGGGGGCTGCCCGTCGTCTAACCCAAACCGCCAAAAGGAAATCCAATGGCAAAAATGGCTTTTTACCGCCAGCCACGGCGCGCGGATGCTGAGGGAGTCGAACCCCCGGACCGTTCCCGGTCGCCACCTTAGCGAGGTGGTGCAATAAGCCACTCTGCCAAGCATCCAAAAGCAAGAGCCGCCGCAACGACTCAGGAGACTGTTCCCGCAGACTAGGCGGGTCAACTAAAACTAGAGCCGCCACAAGACGACTCCGAAGACCTCTCCCACAACCTGTGGGTAGGCTGAGCACAGCATGTTGGACTCGAACCAACATCGACGGTTTTGGAGACCGCCATGCTACCGGTTGCACCAATGCCATATACCCGACCTAGTTAACGTCCAAGTCGGAAAGACGTTCGGCATGGTGGAATGGTTTTTACCACCAACGGCAAGGAACATGCATACATGTGCACCCGTTTGGCCGTGCCTCCCCTTCGGTCATCAACCGCCTGATTAAGGCAGGGAGCCTCTTGTCCCCCACATGTTCCAGCAGGGATATTCGAGCAATACCATCAGTCTCACAGGCAGCTACCCCCATGAAACCTAGAGCAAACCTCGGGAATCGAACCCGACAACCGAAAGGCTGTGCCAACAGAATTGCAAAGCCAGCACGCCAATGCCGCACCAGCCAAAATCATCTAATGATGATTATACTCAGCAAAACGGGTGCAACAACGGTTGCACAACTTGATTTTGAAACGCTTTCAATCCATACGCAGAGCGAGACGAGAGGTTGCAGGCGTCACGTTTTGTGCGCGAACTTTTCAAAAACCCGCGCACTATTTCTGCTATTGTCCCACCGGCCCCGGCAGAGGGGCCGGGCGGGAGGCTCCCCCACGGGGGTGTTTGTTGTATGGTGCAACATTGGAACGTTTGTATGATTGTGTTTTGGCGTGTCGTGTGGTATCGCGCGGGCACGTTCCTTTGTATGCGATCGTGGCCACGTCGTGCCCGTCGTGCCCGTCGTGCCCGTCGTGCCCGTCGTGCCCGTCGTGCCCGTCCGTCGTGCCTGGTCATGCATGGCCGCCGCGGCTGTGGCTGCGTGGTTTTTGTGTCGCAGCCGTGTGGTTGCGACACGCCGACAAATGCTAGCGTTTGCAATGGTTTTGATGGCGTCTCACTATCCCGATTTGCACAACAAATCTGTTGTGTGTATAGTTAAGCCATGTCAACCGGTTGAGCGGTCAGCCCAGCAAGGTGCAGCGGCCATCACAGAGCCGCCACTTGCAACCGGATTGATACCGGTCCGATAGTCTCATGACGACGCCATCTGATACGGCGCGGCCCGCATAGGCGGGTGCATGAGGGGACATGGCGGGGAGGCATGAAGTGCCTCGAAGTCGGGGGGCCGTGGCATGAGGTTTGAGAATTGAATAGTGGACGCTAAGACATGTCTCGGCATGTCTCTGTAGCGCGCGCGGCCGGGCCCAATCGTCCTTAGCTGCGGAACCGGTGGAAACGTCGGCGGTGAGCCTATGCAAACCGTCGGTGGCTAGTCGGGTCCGCGGTGGTAGAGAGCCGCGTGCTTAATATGGCAGCTACAGGCCTTGCGCTTTGGAAACGTGAGGATAGGCAACGGAAATTATTGGTGGCACAGTAACCCCTATGGTTTGGCGTGCTTAGGCATGTCGGGCGGCTGTAGGGTGCAGAGGTACGTTAAGCGGTACGTTGCAATATCCCGTATTGTTGCGGGTAAGGGGTGCGCCCGGTGCGCGGTTGGCCGGCAACGGCCGTCGCGGACTTTTGCATGTGCGTCACACAACGTCGGGAGACGTCGCGGAACGCATGGGGCACGGGGGAACGATAAAGGTTCTATAGGGGCTAAAGGTCCTGGCACTGTCGCCAACAGTGCGAGTCATTCACCGCTTTTTGCGTGGCCCTCCGGGCCGCGCGTGGTCTACAATGGCTACACCTTTGATAAAGGAGTGGCTATGAGTTTGAAGGAATTGAGAATGAAACGCGGGCTGACGCAACGAGAGCTAGCCGAGAAAATCGGCGTGACGCAACAGCATATTGCCGCTTACGAGAATGGCATCAACGGTATTGACAACATGACATTAGGTAAGGCGATAAAGCTGTGTGACGCACTTAAGGTGCGTAATCCGCGTAAGCTACTTGATTCTGATGAAACTTCTGCGGATTAAGTAATCCGCCAGGGCTATCGGTGCTCTTTATGGGTGCGGTAGTCCACGAATGAGTAGAGCCGGATAGCTGCAACTATCCGGCTCAATTGCTCAAAATTAATTTATCCGATTTAACTAGAGCCCTCTCATTTTAGCAAGGGGGCTGGAATGGAGTATCTGAAATGTGTGATGAAAATACTTTTGCAACGGCATATCGTTCCGACTTGCGGGATGAAATTGTTGAAACCCTTAAGGATTATGCGGCCGGCATTACGCCAACTCAGCAATGGTGTTGGGGACGGTATGACGACGTTGAGCTTCCGGTTACTGGCAACGATAATGGCTCCTGGACGTGCAACGCTAGCAAGAGTTCCGAGAATATGCAGAACGTCATGTTCTCAGATGATTGGAGCGGGTTTATCGCTAGCGATTACGCGCACGACGCGCCCCTTGACAATCCGGAAAACCTTGAGGTTTTCTACCGTACTTGGCTTTTCTCCGAAGAGTTTGGCAATGCGGTTTCCGAACTGCTTGCGGAGTGAGGTGCGGCATGTTTGCTTATGACGATCTTGTGCAATGGTGCAAAGATAGGTGTTCCGATCAGGCCAATCGGCGTAATAGGGCGTGGGATTTTGGCCGTGAGCATGGTCTTAATCCTTGTGAGGTGGCATGGAATAACGTCGCTGTCAGGTGGATTGATGGCGTGGTGTATGTGGTGAGCCGGAACGTTAGACGTGATGGCGGACTGGGTAGGCGCTATGTCATGGTCACTGCAGAACAGCGGCTTGCTGAAATGCGTTCGGTATTGGGGAATGAGTCGTGCGTAGCGCGGCTTGAATCCTATTGCGAGAGTGAGGCGTGACAATGTGCGGTAAGTGCGGTTATGCGGATCGTTATCCGTATTATGGCCTACCGGTAACGCCCGAATCCAGCAGGCTGAGGGATGAGGCTGAACGTTGCCGCGAGAGCGCCTTACGCTGTTTTATCGCTGAAAGCGACTGCGATAATCCGAAACGTGCCGACGCCTTGTGGCGTGAATCGTGTCGCAAGAGTGCTGAGGCGTGTTTCTTGTGCAGCAATGCGCGACGGTTGGAATTGGAGAGCGCCTTGCAATGCGAGGCCATCGAATATCCCAATTGTCCTAATCGCAAGCGTATGCGTTGACCTGTTCCAGGCTTTCGGGCGTGAGCCTGTCAATCACGCCCATCAAATCAATCTTTTTGCACGAATGGAGTGTGTGTTATGGGTATTCATTTTTATGCCGGTTATTGGCAGTTTGGTGTCGGCGTTACTAATTTTGAGGGTGAGCCGTATTGTAGCCTGTTGTCTTTTGACTCGCGTGAGGAACGCGACGCTTGGGTTGCTGCGGATCGTTTCGACAATAATTGGCATCGTAGCGCGGTGTCGCGTCGTGAGGCGTTGCCGCTTATGCGCGCTGAGCTTTCCGATCTGCGTGGATATGATTCCAAAGGTTATGACGGCTGGC